AGGTTTATTCTTCAAATAGTTCTGAAGAGCTACATATCCTAGTTGGGTAATGTCTGCAGCAGCTAATGCTGTTTGAGTTGCCATTATTTTCCCTCCAAAGGAATGTAATTATGTGGAACAGGGTTGGCTACACGAAAGCCTATACGTGCTACTGGCGATGAACCCAGCTACATCTAATCCTGTCATTTGTGCATCGCATCAAGATGAGCCTGTAAAAATTCAGGCGTTACTTCTGCGGTGTCTAAAGCGGCTGCGCTTCCCACGCCTCCGCTATTTCTGCCAGGTGCTAGGGGCCTGGCGCCATTACTAGCGTTTCCATTTTGTTGTGAAGCAATTCGCATTCCTTCACTCAATACATTATACTCGTTCTGCAAAAGAGGTAACCAATCCTGCGGTGGGAATTGAGTTTGCGACAATCTCTTTCCAACCTCTATCATAGCGTCCTTCTTCAAAGCATAGTCAGCATCAGATCCCTGTATTTGATTCTCCCACTGAGTAATAGCTTGATATGCTGCGTTAGCAGCAGTATCATAACTCTCTTGATGCTGCGTATAATCTTGACTCATCTGATTAAAATTAGCTTGAGCCTGGTTCTGCGCGCTATCAGAGGAACGTTGTGATGCTAATCTATTTGCCCACTCCTCGCTCATCTCTAGATTCTCTACAGCGTTAGATAAGTCTTCGTGATCGTTATAAGAAGACGCTTCATTATCGCTTCTGTTGACGCCCAACTTCTCACCAATATTATCAGCAAATTGATCTAACGCTTGCAATGCATTAACGGCTTTATTATAATCACCAGAATTAAGATTATTAAACACATTCAATGACCAATTTAACTGGTCAGGATTAGTTGTGGAGTTCAAGATATAATCTTGTAATTCCTTAGAGCCAGATAATTCCTGGTTTGTTACTTCCAACTCTTTTGCATGGTTAATCCAATGCTCAAATCTTTCTTGGGCTTTGGGTTTTAGATTGCCATAAACATCGGCATCTTCTTCGCTTAAGTTTGTTGGCGTTTCGCCTCTCTCGCCGCTTGGAATCGTTTCTGTTGGTGTCTCTGGTCTATCATCTTCTGTGTGGCTCGATGCTTGCTGTGCTTTCTCAGCTTCTTCATAGGTGGGAGCTTTAGCAGTTGTTCCTTCGTCGACTGAGGCATCTAATGTCTCCTCTGATTCGTCAGCATGAATATTAGCGTATTCTTTTTCTAACACATTTAATGTGTCTTCATAATCGTTAGTAGGTTCTACCTTCTCTACCTCTTGATTTTCTTCAGCCATTACATTTCTCCCTGTGGCGCGCGTTGATTATTACGAAGTCGTTGATTTACTCTGTTTTCTGGCGCGTTTGCGACTTCATTCATTTGTTGCGGTGGTGCAGCTTGAGGTGGTTGATTAGCACTCCCAGCAGAGCCCGCTGATTGCCCCATGGCCTGTTGCATAACTTGATTTTGCATCATTACTTTTTGCATTTCTTCTGGGAGTGGTGGTAGGAATTTACCAATATCTATCCTTTCATCAAAGCGTTTAAATGTTTCTTCTAGTAGTTGTACATATGGGTTGTATTGATCTGGTACACCCATTTCTCTTATTTGCTGAACAAATTGAATATTCTGCATAATGATAGGCATGAGTTCTATCCACCGCATCTTCTCTGCGTCACTATCTGGCATGCCTGTACTACCAGCTGCGATGTCTAAATATACAGAATCATATAATTGCTGTTTGTTTAGCATAGGCCAAAAAGCATGTGGTCCCGCTATTTCTATTGCTTTCTGTGGTTCCAATTCTTGAAGTAAAATCTCCGCTGCAAACCAAGCTAAATCTTTCAACCAACTTTCTGTGATATCCACCTTTTCTGCAACGCGAGTTGCTAAACCCGCCTGTTGAATGTTTGCTTCTGTTGCTGTCTTTGCTCGCATAATGCCGCCACGTTGAGCATCACCAAGACCACTTATCCATTCCATATCTGTACGTAACGCTGTTGTATCATACACGGCGGGGTTCATAGGCGGGGGATTGGAAGGTTGAAAAACAGAGCGAACATCCTGTCCAGATGCGTTTATTAACGCAATCTCACCAATAGAAGCATTACTAAATACTTCAATATCTTCGTAATTAACGCGAGAAGCGTCTGCAACAAAGAAAGGAGCAGAAAGCTCTCTGTGTTTCGCCTGTTGGGTGCGTATGGTGTTATATTCATCTTGCAATGACATCAGTAGTTCAGTTTCTGAAATAGGCCATTCTTCACCATCGATCCAATTCAAACCCAAGACAAAATAAGGAAAAAACTTGCTTCCCATACGTTTTGGATAAAATGGATCCTTCACCCATTTCTCACAACCTTCAACCCAAGTATATACTGTTTGTGTTGCACGATCCCAGTATTCCCATACGGCCATGGCTAAGTTAACATCTTCTGTTCCGCCACTGGATGCTTGCCCCTCTCTACGCAAGCGATTTACTATACCATCTTGTGTTCTGCGGTACGTTGTAAACTTTTCAATTTCTTCTTTCGTAAGATTGAATCTTTCCATAACATCTGTTGGTGTCATCCAAGTTACGTTAGCAATCCATTTAGCCTGATCGTAATCTTGTAGCGTATCAAGTGAGGTATCCATGCGAAAATCTTCTGGTCGAATAAATCCTATATTCAAACCTTCACGCTGCATTACCTCTACATTAGCTTCAAGAGAAGCGATAGTATTTTGAACCTCTTCTATTAACTGATCTTTTTCACCGGTGTATTCATTATTAGATTGAAGTTGTTCTATATCGCTTCTAATCATAGCCAAACTATCTTGTGCATCGTTAAACTGTCTACTTACTAGTGGATCTGTATAGTAATCTCTTTGGTAAGTAACCTTCACAACGCCAATTTTACTAGTCATACAGGATCGCAAAACTTGTTTTGCAATCTTCTTTAACTCTGCATTCTTTAAAGATTCATTTAAAACGATTTGAAGCGTCTGAGAAAATAAATCAGCTATACGATATTCATAACCACTCGGCTCTACCCATGCATCCGGTCGTATTCTTATTTCCGGATTCTTTGCGTAAATATGAGGTAACAATCCTTGCAATGTAGCATGGATAATATTACCTTTAATTAATCTATTGCCTTCCTGCAATACCTGTGTGTCGGTCATTACTTGTGACCGTTCATTCAATCTACCTAATGCATATTTTCTGGCATGCTCTATTTCCTTATATTTGGTCTTCCATTTTTTATATGAAAGCTCAACATTTTGTTGAAACTTTTTAAGCAAACCCTTAGCATTGGGATTTATCTGAGCATTTAAATCAGTCGTCGCACTGAGTACACCTAAATTATCGGCCATGAGCTATCCCTATCGTATAAGTCATCAATTTGGTCTAACCATTCCATTGTAAAAGGTTTTGGTCCTTTATTTCTTGGTTTCGGTTTTATTGTTCTTGCGCGTCTCAACATTAATCCGTATCTTGTTGCATCAAATAAATGATCTTCTGCGCTTGTATCTATGTCCTCCACCCTTTTAGTGTCTGCAGGTAATGACGGAACCGTACGCAACCAATGCTTACAGTTACTGAAAACCTTAAGACTTTGATTCGAAAGCCTATCAACAATCTCTTGCAAACCCTGCACTCTAGAACCAGGACCTTTTGCGCTAGATTCCCAAACAACACCATAATCAGCAAATACATCTGCAACACTTTTATGGCGACCGTCTCGCATAAAAATCGCAGAGTCTGCAACGTTGCTTTTAAACTTAACCTTGAGTTTTCTCTCAACATCTTCCGCATCATTTATATCCCTTGCTATTTCTTCTATTGGTGATTCACTACCTTTGTTCGGTTTAGAGCTCCAATAGCGTTCCCTGTAGATATAGATTATACCATCATAATCTTGTGTGAACCAGACACATCCAGCTGGAGATTTGTAACCATGGTCATACGATTTCCATCTTTTCCATTCTAAAGGAATCTCAAATGGTTCCACTACGTGTATCTTTGGATCCCACACGCCTTCAAAGAAAGCGCCCGGTGCTATGTTCCAATCACCATCTAACCATGCTCTAACGAGCCATTCTGGTCCACTCTTTTTGATCCGGTCAATGTAACCCG